TAGAATTGCGTTTCCATACAATTTGCCATTTGAGCAAATGAACCCTATGAAGTCCCGCTTGTTAATCGTCGTGGTAAGGGTAGGGGCCAATCCGGCTGACCACACAAAATCGGTCCCCCATGACAGCGTTCGGGATCCTGTTCCGTCCTGAATTATTTCAAGAACATAGAATCCTCCGTTTACCGTGTTGGTTGGGTTTGTGATTGTCCGGTTACCACCTAAGGTTACCTGAGCATATTGACCAGACGAGATGTCCCAATTTATAGTGGCCCCATCCGTCAACACTTGAACCGTCGACCCGTCGATAGTTGCATTTATTGACGTCTTTAGTTCGTTGGCGTCAACGTCTCGCCATTTATTTACTATCCCGTCAGTTCCGGTTTTGTCTTTATTGGTGTAAGTTACTTTTGCCATATTATCTTGCGCTTGTTCTGATTATTGAAAGAGAATACCAATCAATGTCGATTAGTCTTGCGGTTGTACCGGCTGATTTTACAATAGTAAAAAGTCCGCTTATCGCCGCGCTCGGAATGTTCGTTGTGTTTGTAGCAACTACCGCACCGTCTATCAGGAAAACTACAGAAGCTGATGCTGAATCCAGACGCATTTCAAAAGTCTTGTATAGTGTCGTTTGCGATACTCCTGAATCCGTAGCCGTTCTGGTTGATGCGCTTGAAGTAACACACTGATACTTTCCTAAATTTGTGCCGTGAGTGTATTTAAAATAAACCCCGTTAACTGGTTCGGCTCCTGTAGTGTCCCCAAGTCCGATATACATTGTGTATGTATTCGTAGCGTCTGAAAGTACCTCAGCCGCTACCCGGAACTTAAATACAATAGAATGACCTAACCCCATTTTAAGGGTTGATGAGGTTTTCCAGGAAATAGTATTTGCCGCTCCGGTTCCCGTCGAGATTCCAACTACACCTAAAGCGTGTTCTGTGTTATCAACTCCAAAAGTTGATATTGCTACGCTCGATGTACCGTCTGTTCCTCCCTTTGTTATATCAAATCTTGGAGATGGTGTGTTTCCTGTTGTTGCTGGTGTTGCTGATGAAAGAAATACAAAATCATCCCCTTCGACATAGTTAATATCAGGGTTCAGGTTTTGCATGGAGAAAAGAGAATCCGAAATATCTTTAGCAAACGCCCGGAATGATGCCGACCCAATGTTGTTGCTTGAATTGGTCGCAAACGTCCCCGATCCTGACGAATTATATAGTGCCTCGAATTGTGCTTGATTTAGTTGGCTCATGGATTAAATCTTATTGATGTTCCGACCTCTGTTAGTGAAAACTCGGATGTACTGAATTCTGATATTACCCCGTTGGCTGTCTCCTGAATGATCTGATGAAGCTCAACGTCATAGGCACACAGTTTGTCCTTTATGGTCATTGCAGCGATGGTGTATTTCTTGCCCGTTGAAACCTCTGACAGACAAGTATCAAACCCAAAGAAACCAGACCCGGAAGCCGTACCCATAAGCGTTCCGGTTAACTTAAACTTAGGGGTGTATGTCTGTTCGGCGATTTGCTTTGCCAGTAAAGGCAAAAGCATTAGACCTTCTGTTGTGTTGGTTCGTTTCCAAACCTTTGTCTTTGTACCGCCGGAAGTTTTAAAAATGTTTGTATAAGAATTTGCCCCGCTTATTACATCGACCGGAGCATCACCCACCACGAAATCTTTTGAATACTTGTTTTTGTTGTTGATGTTGGAAACGAAAGTGTGAACCTTAGCCGTCGGCAATGGACTACCTCCCGGAAGGATTTGCAGGGCCACGTTGTCGAATATCCTCACCGCCCCTGTTGGGCCGTCAATTTTCGTGTAAGGCGGCAGGCTGTTTGAATAGTCAATCTCCCCCGCTTGGAATGATACGCCAGTCACGTTCTTCCAGATGACTGTATTTGTCACCGCGTTATAGTCCGCAGGTCGTAAAACATCCGGGCTTGCTGTTGCATCCGTTCCATATTGAAGGCGATAAAACCGGGTCTTTGTTGCTGAATGTGACGGTAAAAACGAAATAGCCGCCTCCTCATAGATTGCCGCTATGTACCCCCTTTGAAGTGTCGTTGTGGCGACAGCTTGCAGGGCCGCGTCATTGGCATAGTACCAGGTCTTTCCAGCCGGTGATATTCCGGGGCCAGAACCAACCATGATTCTAATATCTGTGTCGGTGGTTCCGGTGGTCGGGGCTTTTACGAGCGTTTCAAAAGTCTGCCATGCGTTAAACTGTTGATCGGTGGCTACTATCTCAATCCACTGATTTGAACCCCAAGTACCGTCACCCTGTAAATATTGCGCGCCCACCCGGATAGAAACCTTAAACTTTACAAAGGAGTAAATCTTACCTACGTCACTATCTGGGAAAAAGTCAAAGGAAAATCTAAGCGTTTCCGACCCATCCAGAATCAAAGGCTTTGCCCCGAATTGGATGTAAGCGTCATTTCCGTAAGTAGGGTTAACTCCGTCAGAGAATACGATAATAGCATTGCCTGACTGATTGCCCGGATTAACAATATTGAAATATGCTGAATTGCCATTGTTGACAAGAACGAACCCGCTCACGATGTCGTTTTCAAAACCCCCATTGTCGTAGTAGTACGGATTTTGTCTTAACTCCTGATTGATCTCAACTGCCGAACGGGAGCCAATGATCTCTAACATTTGAGACTGGCCTACCCATTTCCAGGCCGTTGTGGTTATTGTCATCGATCCGTTAGAAGAATAGACTCCTAAGTAGGTGTACTGACGATAGTTAAACGTGGACGATTCCTGAGCCTTTCTGCGGATGATCCAGTAACCGCCGTACTGACGCACGCCAGCACCGAATGCTCCGAGGATATTTGACAGAACATCCGAACAGTTCATGCCGTCAAAAGTCAAAGCGTCTATAGTTGTCTGAGCCAATGGGTCATCGGTGGCCCCGGTGGACATGGTAGATTCGTAAATATCCAGACAGCACCTAATAGGTAAATTCAGGTCGGTCTTTAACAGGCAAAGGGTAACAATCTGCAAAAGGGTGAGGTTGCCGATAATCTTAGCCCCTGAGTCATAGAGGAAGTCAATATCTTTCAGGTTCGCCAGTTGGTCGGTCGAGTGAAGCGATATTGGATAGTTTGTATCTCTGGAATACCGCTCCTGATAAAGAGCCGGTTTGATAAATCCTCTCCATAGTTCGGTAAGCCCAGACCCTAAATCTTTGTAGTAGATAACCTGGTATTTCCTTTCGTCCCCTGTGTAAAGGTTCAGATACTGAAAGTTCGTTTGGGAGATAATATTTTGGACAAGTTCACCGGCAATAACCGAATCAAACATATCGCCATTCTCACCCCGCAACCGAAGTTCAATAGGTTCGCTTCCGCTTATTACGTCCGAAATCGCACCGGAGTATGACCGCTCTCCGATGTCTATTCTTGTAGCCCGTCCGTAGTAATCGTGATACTCTTGACGGTATTTAACACCGTAGAAAATCGAAAGCGTGATGATCGGAGCAACCGCCCGACATGAATATGAGTCCGCCGCGTAAACCACATAGTTACCAACTCCAAGCCCGGTAAATACTCCGGTTGTGTTGGTCATTTGGGAATATGGCTGATTGGTCAGGGAATACCGAACACTACCCGATGAGGTGGCGGTTATGGTTATTGATCCGTCGGTGGCCGTTGTTGTAGATGGGTTAACTACCGTTGCAACCCCTAACGATATGTCACAGACATGAATAGCACAACTTGGATAACCGGGAGCGGTGAGGGTAGTAAATACAAACGGGTATTGAGTTTGGAAAAAGAACCTTTGTAACTGAGTTCCCCCGGTTCCTGTGCAAAGTCTGTATTGTATTTTATCCGCGCCGACAGCCATTATGGTATAAAGTTTGTTGGTGCTTCGGTTGGATAGCTTATTGAATCAACTCCGTTTCCGTTCAATACCTTACCACCCCCTGTTGTTACGGGAGTTGGAGCAGGTGTAGGGGTTGGGGTTGGTTGTACCGGAGTGACTACCGGAGGAAGGGTAATATCTCCCCCTGGTTGTTTTACCACCACAGGTGGCGGAGGAATTGCGGGATCAGGTGGCGGTGGTACAAATACCGGGGCCGACCCTACAGGTAGGTCTATCGGGTCGCCATCGGTTCCGTCTGTAAGTAGGTAGAATCCTATATAGTTGGTAGTCGGAATGCCGCTTGTGTCGTACTGAATGGATAGACCTAAATTGATGTTATATGAGGGGTCGGCTAAAAGTGTTCCGTTCTTTGCCACTACAATAGCATTTGCCACGTCGTCCCAATACACTCGCGCCTCATCCCCAGTTGTCCAAGGAGGGTTAGCTGTGGTGAGAAATTTGAGCCGTATGAGTGGGTTATTTGCCATTATCCACCGACTGCGAAATTGTTAAGTGCCTTATTTTTATCGTAAGCATAAACCAGGTCACGACCTTGTATTTTGAACATACCCGGAGCTAATGCGATGGTTTGGTTTGCTCCTATGGATGATCCAGCACCTGATGATCCGCCACCGAATGAATTACCTATTGCATTTGATTGATTTGAAAAGTAGGTTCCAAGAGCAACAAGACCTATTCCAGCCGCAAGCGCAACAGCCGGATTAAGTGTTTTGAATGATTCCTTAATTGCCTCCATTCCAATGCCAATGGTGATGGCCATGTGGCCCATTTGAACAAGTACGCTTCCAAGTGTCCCTAAAAGAATTTTTTCTATACTATTGCTACCTCCAGACATGGCATCACCCAAGGCGCGTCCAATGTCAACCGCTATGTTTACGAAAGTTTGCCTAAGCATACGACCCATCTGTTGAAGGGATGCGCCCGTTGAAATGGTTGACTTTTTTAATTTCTCGTAGCTTGTTACCAATGAATCCACAGCCGATTGGACTGATGGCTCCACCTCTTCTGAAAAGTTTTGAAGTGATGCATTTACCTCGTCAGAATTTCCAAAGAAAGATTCCTCCTCACCGGATAAGTCTTTTACTGATGATGAAAGCCCCTGATACCCTGAAATGACTTTTTCCAAAGCATCGGACAAATCCTCGAAATACTTAACCTTGTCGATTTGACGGTTTACCGCTCCGTTATCATCGTAGCTTGCTGAAATATCTCTTTTTACGGGTGGTTTGTATGCCGTTCCTCCTCCAATGGTCATTCCGGTTATTGGGTCAACTTCTGCCGTTTCCCTGGATGCAATGGCGGCATTGTCTGCGTTAATCCCTTTTTGAGCAAATGCGATAGCTGATAATCCACCAATGCCGCCCGTAGCAAATGCTAACAGCTTTTCCATTTTGGTAAAGTCTGCGGCATTAATGGCATCAACCATATTCTTTACCTGCTGAACAATCAACCGCAATCCATCGACTATTGAATTGTCCTGTTTGAACTTATCGAAAGCGGCATTCAGTTTATTCCAGTCCCCGATCAGGTTGTCTTGCATTACGTCCGACATGGCCTTAGCCTCGCCGGTTACGTTGTGAAGTTCCCCGCCAAGGTTTGCTACTGCGTCGGCATTTTTGGCAAGTACAAGCAAAGAGGTTGCGCCGATGCGACCTATTTCGGTCATGGCATCAGCCGCGTTCAATCCCTTGTCGCCGAGTTCCTTTAATTTCTCGTTGAGTGGTTTGGCTTCCGTTGAGAGGTCGGTGATAATACGCCTTAAAGACGTACCGGCCATTGATCCTTTAATACCGTTGTCGGCCAATACTCCAAGCATCGCCGCCGTTTCCTCCAATGAGATACCCGCCGCGTGTGCGTTTGGAGCAACGTATTTGATAGCCTCCGCAAAGTTGGACATATCCAACCCTGACCGGTTTAAAGCCCCTGCCATTACGTCTGTCACCCGGCCCATTTCCTTAGCATCCAGATTGAACGCCCTCAAAGTGGATCCAGCAATGACGGCGGATTCAGCAAGATTTGAACCTGTAGCGGATGCAAGGTTTATGGTGGCTTCAGTTGAGTCTAAAATCTCCTGAGTGGAGAAACCCAACCGGCCAAATTCAGTCTCTAATTTTGAAATATCCAGAGCATTGAAAGCCCCGGCAAGGTCGATTGCGTTTGTTCGGAGTGCTTCAAATTCTCCACCAGTGGCCCCTGTGATGGCTTTTACTTCACTCATTGACCGTTGGAAATCGGCCATTGACTTAACTGTGTCGGTTATGGCATACCCAAGGCTTACAAATCCAAGACCACCGGCTATCTGGCGACCGAACGAGGTAAGGGAGTTTTGGAACCCTCCAAGTATCTGATTGCTTTTGTTTACACCGGAAACGAGCGCATCAGTGTTAAGCCCAAGACGTATTAAAAGTGATGCGTCAGACATTTGCTTTTTCTCCGGTTATCTGTTCAAACTCTGCTCTTTCTTCCTGTGTCATTTTCCTAATGTGGATGGTCGGTTTCTTCTTTTTCTTGTCGCTTGCGATCTGAAAAACATCCTCCCACTTTGTCAGGCTCTTTTTAGTGTCGTAAGGTTTCAACACATAAAAACTAATTGCTCTGGCTCTTTCCCAAGGCTCCACGATGTTCACCTTTGACCATGCGTTGTAGGCAAGATCAAAGTCCCTTAGTGTCCATCCCTTCCATTCATTCGGACTGATACGAAGGTGGCCGAGTGCCAACGCATCGTAGTAGTCCCACGTCAGCTTGCGGCGTTTCCCGCCGCTTCGACGTTTTTTGGTTTCGGCAGTGAGGCAAGAAGGACAGCCATAATCTTCCTAACCGGTCCCTCTGGATTGGAGTATTCTTCCAGGTCGATCAGGTCACTGAGTTGCAAGCGGGTGAGTTTTGCTTTTGGCTCTACTCCGTTGAACTTGTATTGTCCCCACTTAACCCCGACCCAACAAGCAGTAAGAATCCCATCCAGTGACATGATCTTGTCCTGTGCCGTCCCATTTAGGAACGAAGTCTCCGTAAGCGTTTCAAACTCACGCAATGCGCCTGTCGGAAATGCTACCGGGTACTCCGTCCCGTTTATATCCACGTTTTCAGCCATATTATGTAGATGCTACCTGAGATACTGCGCCAGTGATGGTGATGGACCCGCTAAACAGATAACTATCCTCCGTTGCGGCCTTCAATGAAATCTTATTGATGTAACCGGATGCGGAATAGGACTTACCCGTTGAAGGTGTACCATCGTAGAAAATGACAGCTACCGAAGTACCGGCGATCAGCTTAGTAATAAGCGAGTCCACCGTTACAGCCGCCGCTACGTCCACAATCCCGTCGAACGACATTTGAGCGTCCTTCAATCCGGGCAGGACTTCTTTCCATCCGCTTGAATCTTTGGTCGTCACGTCGATCATCGCGCCGTTTATGTCGATACTTACGTTCTGCGTGTTGGTGATTGCCACGCCAGATGAAAGTATCTTGACTTTACTACCGTTAATTTTTGCCATTGCTTATAGTTTAAAAAGTTGTTTATTCAAATTGGAAATCGAAATAGTAATCGAAGTAGTGCTGTGCCTGTGTCATGACCTGAAAGGATTGTTCAATGGTGAAAACCCTTTTGTCAACCAGATATTCCGATCCACTCCGTTGCGTCTCGAATTGCACCGATTCAATTATTATGTCGTTATACTTACCCGCCTTCCGATCTACCGCGTTCCGGCAATCAAAGGCCATTTCTGCCACTTTCAATTTTGTTTCCGCGAAGTGGGTTATTGTGACATGATCGAAGTCAAGCGTTGAAACGCCTGTATCTGTGTCTGATGCCTCAATACTGTCAAGGGTGAGAATTGAAAATGGTAGCGGAGTATTCTGGTCGGCTTCGTCGTAGAAAATTTTCGGCGTTGCTGACCCGACATGAGTTTGGTAGGTAGTATCTGCGGCCAATAGTGCCTGAAATGCTACGTCCCCGTTCATACGCTATACTTCGCTTTTAACTTGTTTACCACCCTTACCACTCCCTTTTGAACTCCCGCGTTCAGTTCGTTCCTTTTTGCGTTGAAGGCTGAAATCATAGGGTTTCTCACAACGTACCGTGAACTAACCACACCTCTATTCAGCCCCGCGCTTGTCTTTCTGGCGTGTTGGGTGAATCCGCTCGTTATGTGCTGAACCACCATCGCCGCTTTCTTCTGCCTTCCGTTGATGAGGTAGGGTTTAAATCTTGGCCCTACCAAAATCCACTCTACATTTCTTGCCGACTTCCTTGTGTCCCTGTAAACTGATAAGTCCTTTTTAAAAGCCTCACCAAGTTGTCCGGGGTATTCCTCTTGCTGTTTTGCTTCCTTTACAATGATCCTTCCCGCGTCGTCCAGGGTTGATCGGAATTTGGAAGGCGTTAATTCTGCCCCCATGTCCTTGAACAAGTTTCTAACCTTGTCCATGCCCTGTAATTCGACGGTAAACATCAGGTATAGTCGTTATACAGCACGTAAATGAAAACATCACTTGCTCCGATGGCCGTTGCGTCGTTCAGTGGAGCCGCGCCGGTGATGGCGATGCCTAAACCCGTACTGAACTGCAAACCGTCCGGGGCCAACTGTAATTCTTTTGAACTTGTGGCCGGGATCTGGATGATGTTTACAAGTAGTGCCGTGTCAGTTGCCGGGGCTGGTGTTGTTGCCTTATTATACAACTTCACGTAGCGAGCCGCCGCGTTAGCGTTGTAAATGTTCACCGTCGTAACCGTTGACGGTAGTGCTGAAATCACCTTGGCGTTTGTCGTTGCCGCTGAGATCAGCTTATATTGTTTCTGTGCCATTATTGGTTATCCCTTCTTTCTGCTGTTATCAATGTGTACCCTTCTCTTTGCCAATGCTGTACGTCTCTGATGTAGAAATACGTTGTCTCATTGACCTGTTTAAACCTCATAAGCGTTGTGATTCCCGAATCGTACCGTACTCTGTAATCCACCAGGTCATTTCCAACAACACCCCGCGCTTCGATTGCCTCCATGCTTCTACGCCACTCTCTTTGCCCGAAACAGTTTCCGTAAGTCGTCCAGGTGATTTCGTTTTCACCGATTGCATTGGCCGTCTTAACCGGACTCTCAAACGTGAGATAGACATCAAATTTTCGTGGGTCAACTCCATTAAGCATAGATGTTGGCGTTGTCGAAAGTTTGATACCCTGACATAATCATGTCCACGTCATGAATAAGCTTGAATTGCAAGCGGTCGCCCGTTGTGCCTTCTTCAAGTCTGTTTTCAAAGTACATGGTCAATACACGCTTCACGGCGTTCTTCACCAACTCCGGTACATAGGTTGCATCCGGGCCGAATCCAGCGACGTAGGTAATTTCTACGCACTCCGGAACCCATTTGAAAGTGGGCCAACTGTTTACCGGATAGATTGAGGCCGTTTTAACGCTACGATGCCCACCTACTACGGGAGCCATAAGGCCAGCCGTCGCGTAGTCTGTTGTTCCTGAAAGCGTCTGTTGCGTTCCGTTCGTGTCGATATACTTTACTGTGGTAATCGACTGAACCGGATTATTGGTGATTTTTACCGGGAAACGAGTGTAATATCTCTGAGAGGCCACCCCGTCTAAAGGGTATCGGTCAAATGATTCGTAGAAGTTATCCTGGTTCTGAACAAGCGTCTGGGTGATGATCGAAATACGGTAGCGGTTTTCTACCCACTGACGAGCCGCAGTAATCATTGATGTCAACTCAGTGTCATAGGTAGTGTTCGATGAGTTCAAGCGTACCTGTGACTTTGCCTCTGTCAATGTGATAGGCTCTACTGTGGGGGCTGTTTTTAATACGCTTACTTTCATGCCGCTTTCTCGATTCTCTTAGCCCTTAACTTTTTTTGGTTGGCGAAAAACAGTGACTTTTCCTGTTGAGACAGTTTTGAAAGAAACTTTTCGGTGTCAAATTGTCCACCGATTTCAGGGTTGTACCCCCAAATGTTCTCGTCGCTTTTCATGTCGGCCAAAAACGGCTCCGGCGTCTCCACGATCTTGTATCTGAATCCGTTTTCCATCAGTCGGTTTGTTGAGTTGTTGTCAAGGGATCGGTTTATGTGGTCGTCCCATAAGTAGAAGGTTCTTTCCGACGGGATGATCTCCACAAACCCCTGGGCCTGTAGTTGATCGGCTGACTTCTTTGGTAAAAATGTTTCTTGGCCTTCGCCCAACACTTCTCCACACGCATACACGCCAGTTCTGCCTTTCACCTTTACCTTCCCTGACATCTGATTGAGCAACTTTCTTGAAAAGCATCGTCCTAATCCCCAACCGAAACCGTACTGTGCCTCCTGAGCCGTATAGTGGCGACAATCGCCAGTGATCGCATCCACGAAAATCATCTGATTGCTCCCGAAGAAGTCTTCCCCACGTTCCATGTATGGCCTGTAGGATTCCAGTATTTCGTCGAAAATCAAATCATCGCTTCCGAGTTCAATCATGTAATCGAAGTCGAGTTTCATTGCCTGTTCCAAACCCACGTTCTTTTTTCTACCCAAAGGCAAATTCTCGTGTTCGTAATACATGATGCCGTACTTCTCGCACAACGGAATCATTTCTTTTTCTGAAATGACCGCGAAGGCTTTCACCCCTTTGTGCCTCATGAGCCTTTGCAGACCCATGAAGCACAATTCGGTGATTTCCGGTCTTTTCCATACGGCGAGGAAAAGAAGGATATTCATTACGTTCCGCTGTAATATTTCAGGGCAGACGCATTCAGGATCCGACCGTCGGCACGCATAAAGCCTACCCATGCGGTTTGATCAAATTCTGCGTAACGCTCTTGCAGACGGAGCAAACGGAATTGATTCACGAGGCGAACACCGTAAGCGTTCATGTCTCCGAACAGAATCATCTTCTTACCAGTGGTAAGGGTAGAATCCATGTCGTTGTTAATCAAATACTGATAGCCGTCGATGGTAGGCGGTGCTGTCTGATCCCAACCCGGAGACCACA